AAGACTACAAGAATGGTCTGAAAAAAATATCATGCCTTCATCTTCAAGAAATACAAAACCTGAAAAAATATTTCAATCTATCCTTGAAAAATTTAATATTTCTTTTTCTAATCAAAAAAGAGTTGGTAAATATATTTGTGATTTTTATATTCCTGATTATAATTTAATTGTTGAAATTGATGGAGATTATTGGCATGCAAATCCTATAAGATTTAATGATAGTGATATTATTGGACCTAAAAATAATCTTGTCAAAGATATATGGGAAAAAGATTTAAAAAAATCAAATTTTATTATATCTAAAGGTTATAATCTTATAAGATATTGGGAATCAGATATTAAAAATATTTCACATGAAAAAATTTTTGAAGATATAGTCCAAACATCTAAGAAATTAGATGATGATAAGGTAGCAATTCCTTTCCACGCAAGTGTACGTATTAAATTAGGAGCAGGTTCTCCAATTGAAGGTCCAGATAAAGAACCGATCGGTATCAATGTTTCAGCGAAGATTATTAAAAACAAAGTATCAGCCCCATTTAGAAAAGCTGAATTTAGAATTATCTTTGGTAAAGGTATTGTAGAACATGAAGAGATTTTCGATAATTTACGTAAGTTAGGTGAATTTGAATATAACGGTAAACGTGTAAGTATTGATGGTGGTGGTGCTTGGAAATCGTTGTTAGTATGTACTATGAGTGGTGTAGTTGAACTTGAAAAGAAATTCTATAAATCAGAATTTGACCAAATCATGAGAGATCCACAATATAAAGAATATGTTGATGCAGCAATTGATAGAGCATATACAAAACAAGCGTCAGAAATACCTATAGAAGATATTGATCCAGATTCTTATATTGAGAATGAGGCTGTTGCAATGGCTTTAGTAGAAAATGAATATTTAGCAGGGGATTATTAATGCATACAGAATTGATTATTGATGGATTAAATAATTTTATACGTCATTTTTCAACTAATCCTAAGATGTCTTTGTATAATGAACCATGTGGTGCTATTGCAGGTGTATTAGGAACCATTTATCGTGGTGTTGAAAAGTATAAACCAGATAAGGTGACTGTGGTGTGGGAAGGTGGAGGTAGTACTCGTCGTCGTAATTTATATCCTGATTATAAAGCTGGTCGTAAGCCATTAAGTTTGAATCGTCCTTATGCAGAATATGAACAACAAAGCCCTAATGAAAGAGATAATTGGGATTGGCAGTTAAGAACCTTGATTCATTTATTACCAATGGTAAAAGTAGGACAAGTCTATGCTGATGATTGTGAAGCAGATGATGTGATTGCATATTTATGTCATACTAAGTGTAAAGATGATGTGAAGATTATTGTAAGTACAGATCATGATTATTTACAGTTGGTAAATGATAAGACACGTGTATGGGCGCCTCGTAAACATCAAAATTTATATGATGTTGAAGAAGTAAAAAAGATGTTTTTTATGCCGCCTCAAAATTTATGTGTAGCAAGATGTTTCATCGGTGATAAATCAGATAACATCCAGGGAATTCGAGGAATAAGTTATAAGTATTTAACTAAATATACCAATCGAATTACTGGAGATGTTCCTGTGAGCATTGAAGAAGTGTATGAAGAAGTCGCACAAAAATATTTAGTGTTGAAAGAAAGTAAAGCGGCATTAACGCAAATTGAAAAGATTATAAATTTTCCAATTGCAAATGCCAAATTAAACTGGCAGTTAATGAATTTAGAGTTTCCTCAATTATCAGGCACTCAGATTCAACAAATTATATATCAGCATGACCAGCCTCGTAAAATGGCACCGAAGCTTGAAGTTAAAAAATTCTTAATGCAACAAGGTCTTAATAATATTGATATTGATGAATTTGGAATGATGGTTCAACATACTTTAATTTCTTAACTTTTATCTGTAAAACAGACTAATTTAAGATAATATAGTTATCTATATTATTATTTTTTTTAATTTAATAGGAATAAACATGAGTAATATTGAAAAGAATTTTTCAAAATATGGTAAAAATTTTCAAGAAAAAGTTTTTCAAAGTATGTTGTCTGATAGGACTTGGGCAGCTCAAATGATAGAAGTAATGGATCCTAGTTTCTTTGACGTTAAATATTTAGGCTTTTTGTGTGAAAGTTATTTTAAATATTACGAAAAATATAAATGCTTTCCTACATTACAATTGCTTATTACAATTGTTAAAGAACAATTTCAAAATAATACAGATACAGTTTTACGTGATCAAATTGTAGAATATCTAACACGTATGAAAACCAATCCTGATTTAGGTGATATTGAATATGTTAAAGATAAAAGTCTAGAATTTTGTAAACGTCAAGTCTTTAAAGAAGCTCTTGAAAAATCTGTACAAATGATTCAGACTGAAAATTATGATTCAGTCTTAGGTATCATGAAAGACGCCATTGCTGCAGGTTTACCAGCCTCACAAGGTCATGATTTCTTTGAAGATATGGAAGCAAGATTTGTAAAAGTCAATCGTCAAGCATGTCCAACAGGTTTAAGAAGATTAGATGAAAAAGATATTTTAAGAGGTGGTTTAGGACGTGGTGAAATTGGTGTGTTAGCTGCCCCCACAGGCGTTGGTAAATCACACTTTTTAGTAGCTATGGGTGCCAATGCAATGAGACACGGTAAAAATGTCGTACATTACACTTTTGAATTAACAGAAACAGATGTTGGTGTAAGATATGATTCTAACCTATGTGATATTCCTTCAAATGAAGTTTTAGAACGTAAAGAAGAAGTAATTGCAAAATATAAAGAAATGCAATTAGGACGTTTAGTAATTAAAGAATATCCCACAGGTACTGCAACTGTTAATACTATCAGAACACATATTGAAAAGCTATCATTAAAAGGTTTTGTACCTTCTTTAATTGTAGTTGATTATGCTGATGTAATGCGTTCTAGTCGTAAAATGGAAAGTTTAAGACATGAATTAAAATTAGTTTATGAAGAACTTAGAAATTTGGCAATGGATTTAGGAGTACCCGTTTGGACAGCTTCACAAGCTAATCGTGATGCATCCAATTCAGAGGTGGTAGGTTTAGAGAATATGTCTGAAGCTTATGGTAAAGCGATGGTAGCAGATATTGTCTTATCATTAAGTCGTAAGCCTACAGAAAAATCACTTGGTACAGGTCGTTTATTTGTAGCTAAGAATCGTGCAGGTCGTGATGGCATTCTTTTCCCAATCCACATTGATACTGCAAAATCTAAATTTGAAATTCTAGATGACACAGAATTAACTTTACAAGAAGTTATAACACAAGACAAACTTGATTTAAAAGAACAACTAAAACGTAAATGGAATGAAATACAAAATAAGGATGAATAATGATTAAAGTATATACCAATAATAATTTAAAAAAGATTCTAGAAGATAAAAATATCACAGAATATACACCAGCATATTCAGGCGAAAGCGTCGGTTTAGATTTATATGCTACGCAAAAAGTAGATATTCAACCAGCCACAGTACTAGGTGGTGAAAGAGGTTCTACTATCGCTACAGGTTTACATATTGCACTACCTAAATCACATGCAGGTTTAATCTTAGAACGTGGTTCTGTCACAAAAACACCTCTTAAAGTTAGAGCAGGTGTGATCGATCCTGGTTATACAGGAGAAATATTTGTTAATGCCGTAAACGTCTCAGACATGACTTATATTATTAAAGAAGGCGATAAATTACCTTTTCAAATCGTTGTTGTAAAATGTGATCACGATTTTCAGGTTATCGAAGAAGACGAATACTTAGAGATTACCAAGTCTTCGCTACGTCAGAGCGGTCAAGTCGGCAGCTCAGATAAAAAATAGAGGTTTTATGAATTATTACGGTATAGAAATTAACAAAGATTATGATAGTAATCTCAACGAACAAGCCATTGCGTTACTCAGAGATTATTATATGTTATCAGATGAAACAACACCACAAATGAGTTATGCACGTGCTGCATTAGCTTTTTCCAATGGTGATTTAAGTCTGGCACAAAGGATTTATGAATATGCAGCGAAAAATTGGTTTATGTTTTCATCTCCTATTCTCAGTAATGCACCATCTCCAGACGGTAAAAATACTAAAGGTTTACCAATTAGTTGCTTTTTAACTTATGTTGATGACAGTCTAGAAGGTTTAATGGAACACTCAAATGAATTACGTTGGATGTCTGTCAAAGGTGGTGGCGTTGGTGGACATTGGTCAGCAGTTAGAGCCAATAGCGAAATCTCTCCTGGACCAATTCCATTTTTAAAAACAGTTGATGCTGATATGACAGCTTATCGTCAAGGTAAAACAAGAAAAGGTTCATATGCAGCGTATATTGATATCAGTCACCCAGATATTGTAGAATTCTTTAATATTAGAGTTCCTACTGGCGGTGATAGTCATCGTAAATGTTTTAATTTAAATAATGCAGTTAATATCACTGATGATTTTATGCAAGCTGTAATTGACAATAAAGACTGGCATTTAATAGATCCTAAAACAAAACAAATTAGAGACGTCATTAATGCACGTGAGTTATGGCAACGTATTTTAGAGATTCGTTTTAGAACAGGTGAACCTTATTTAAACTTTATTGATGAAGCTAATCGTCAATTACCTCAGTATATGAGAGAAAAAGGTTTAAAGATCCACGGTAGTAATTTGTGCAACGAGATCCATTTGCCAACTTCAAAAGATAGAAGTGCAGTATGCTGTCTCAGTTCATTAAACTTAGAAAAATTTGAAGAGTGGAAAGATACTACAATCGTTGAGGATTGTATCGAATTTCTAGATAACGTTTTGCAATATTTTGTGGATCATGCGACTGATGATGGTTTAAAGAAAGCGAGATATAGCGCAATTCAGGAACGTTCTTTAGGACTTGGAGCGATGGGTTTTCATGCTTATTTACAATCTAAAAATATCCCATGGGAAAGTGCATTAGCTAAATCACAAAATATGAAGATTTTCAGTCTTATTAAAGATAGAGCCTTTAATAAAACACAAGCTTTAGCGCAAATTAGAGGTGAAGCTCCTGATGCAGTTGGTTATGGTGTTAGAAATACGCATCTTTTAGCTATTGCACCTAACGCTAATAGTTCAATTATTGCTAATACTTCACCATCTATTGAACCATATAAGAGTAACGCCTATACACATAGAACTAGAGCAGGGGCTCATTTAGTTAAGAATCGTTATTTAGATAATTTATTAACTAAAAAATCATTGGAAATAAATGAAGAAGATAGACAAACTTGGTTAAATGAAATTTGGACATCTATTATTACCAGTGATGGTTCTGTACAACATTTAAGTTGTTTAAATGAATGGGAAAAGAACGTTTTTAAAACAGCTTTTGAAATCGATCAACGTTGGTTAATTGATCACGCTGGTGATAGACAACAATTCTTATGTCAAGGTCAAAGCGTAAATCTATTCTTCCCGGCAGGTACTGATAAAGCTATTGTGAATGCAGTACATTTAAGGGCGTGGAAAAACAAATTAAAAGGTTTATATTATCTCAGAACTAACGCGGGTGCGAAAGCAGAAACTGTCAGTGAAAAAGTACGTTCTGAAAAATTGAAAGATTTTAAAGATACTGAATGTTTAAGTTGTCAAGGTTAATAATATATATAAATATTAATTTTTAAATAGGACAACAAATATGTTGATAAAAGAAAGTAAATTGAGGCAGATGATTCGTTCAATTGCCTTAAAAGAAATGGCAATGGGAGATTTTACAGGTCAAGTTGTTAATTCAAAAGAAAATCAAAGCCTTTATGCTTCAGAACGTAATCTAAATTATTTACCTACAAAAAATCCTGAGTCTTATTTTCGTGCAAAGTCTTCTGATCCTAAATATAAGACACGTTTTGAGCAACAAATTGCTTATCGATTAGCAGCTTATCCAGGTTGTAAAGTGAATATGGTTGTAGGAATATCAAATCTATCAACTGGTGAAATTATTAAGAAAAGTATACAAAAAAGTGGCGCATTTTCTAAATTAGGAGCTACAATTTCAAAAAATATATTAGATTTTTTCTTTTCTCGTACAATTGATATAACAGACAATTTTGATGAATGTATACAAGAACTTGCACAACATTTTGATATGAATGACCCAAAAGTCAAATCTTTTTTTGACGATATATATCAAAAAATGTCATTAGTTAATAATAATTCTTCATTGATAATTTATTTAGGAGGACATGGTCCTCGAAGTAATGATGTTCCAACAGCATTTAATATGTTACATCAAATATTTGATGAACCAAACGAGAAATCTCTTACACCACAACTTCAAGAATTTCAATATGTTAAAAAAGAATTCACTGAACTTTTTAACGTTTTGTTTCAAAAAAAAGTTTTTCCTGATTTTCATGATAAAGATTTTAATTTTTTTCTTATGCCTAGGGGAAGAGGCAGAGAAGAAATTATAGCTTTACTAGCAAAAAAGAAGTATTATGAAAAAATATATGGTGCACCGCCAGCTAATGCAGCCAACTTTGTACCTGCCCCAGTAAATGTAAAACAATGTTTTGAAGGTACTGGAGTTAAACGCTCTCAAGCTTTTTCTGAATTAGCTATTAATTTACTATTAATGGCATTAGGTTGGTTGAATCCTGATGATGGAACTATTATGAAAGATAATGCTACGAATCAAGGTTTAGCAGGTTCCAGCGATCCTCACGATATTATTAAAAGATGTCTAGATCCTGCATATAAAAACGACGAAGAATTAATTTCTAAGCTGGTTAGTTATAGGTTTCACGAATATTTAATTAGAGGTGTTGCAGTGATGTGGAAATATTTTAAAGGTCGTATTATTCTTACTTGGAGTTTTAACTTAATTAACTCATAATTTTTTTTTAAATTTCAAAAATATAAAATATATAAATAATAAAAGAAATGAAGAAAACTAATATGTTATTAAGTGAAAATAAATTAAGACGTGTAATACGTTCTATTATTTTAAAAGAAATGGCGATGCCTATAAAAGGTCAACCTGGCGCACCTTTAGCGTCTGCATTTGGTGGTGTAACTGCCGGCCAAGGAAATAAAACAGGTGCTCCGAATGAAGAGTTTTATCATGCACCTTTTGAAAAAAAAGGAAGTTATGTACGTAAGCCAGGTGATGAATTACATGATACACATTATATGAAACAATTGTCTTGGAGATTAGCTGCATATCCTGGTTGCACTATCTACGCCTCTGTAGGTTTAACAGATTTAGATACAGCAATGTATATTCTAGATCATATGGACGATGATTCAGCAATTGCTCAAGCTGGACCTCAATTTGGTGATACAGGAGGTCTATGCAGAATGGTTGATATTACAGAAAACGCAGAAGCAGTAATGCAACAGTTGTCAGAAAATTTTGATATGCAAAATCCTGATGTTAAAAAATATTTTGACGATGTATATTCTAAAATTAAAATGGTAAATAGTAACAATGTCGGTGCTATTTTTTATCTAGGTTCACATAATACGAATCGTGAATTTGGTGATCCTCCAACAGCATTTAATATGTTACATCAAATATATGACGGTTCAGATTCAAATACAAATCCATATATTCATGAAGTAAATATGGTTAGAGAAGATATACATGAATCCATATATGAAGCCTATAGTGATAGTGATAGTGATGTAGATAGTTCAGAAACATTTGCTTGTTTTGAAGGAAGAGGCGTTAAATCATCAAATGGTGTGGATGAGTTAGCATTAAATTTAATATTAATGGCAGTAGGTTGGTTGAATCCTGACGATGGAACTATTATGAAAGATAATGCTACGAATCAAGGTTTAGCAGGTTCCAGCGATCCTTATGACATTGTTCGAAGATGTTTAGATCCTGCATATAAAAATGACGAAGAATTAATTTCACGGTTAGTTGATGCTAATTTGCATGGTAATTTAATTAATGGCGTTGCTGCTTTCTGGAATACATTCAAAGGTCGTATTATTTTGACATACAGTGGCAGAGGCTAATTAATAGTAATCTAATGTAAATTTACTAAAATTTTTTTATAATTTATTTCTTGTATTTTATTATTTATTTAAAAAGGAAAATTTATGAGTTTAACAGAGAGTAATATTACATATAAACCATTCCAATATCCATGGGCTATGGAAATGGCAGAATCCCATGAAAAAATTCACTGGGGATCATGGGAGGCCAAGTTACAGGAAGATGTCAACCAATGGAAATCAGGTAAAATTTCACAACAAGAAAAAAATCATATCACCCAAATCTTACGTCTCTTTACACAATCAGATGTCGCGGTCGGCGGTAATTACTGCGATTTATTCATCCCTAAATTTAAAAATAACGAGATACGCTCTATGTTACTTTCTTTCGCAAACCGTGAAGGTACACACCAACGTAGCTACGCCCTCTTAAATGATACCCTAGGCCTACCTGAAGAAGAATATTCGGCTTTTTTGGCTTATCATGAACTAAAAGAAAAAATTGAATTCATGCAAAAAGCCGACGTTTCCACCAAAAAAGGTCTCGCCACAGCCCTAGCCCAATCAGCCTGCAACGAAGGTATGTCTCTCTTCAGTGCTTTTGTAATGTTGCTTAATTATCAACGCTTCGGTAAAATGCGCGGTATGTGCGAAATCGTAGAATGGAGCATTCGTGACGAAACTATGCACGTCCAAGGTATGACTCAACTCTTCAGAGAATATGTTAAAGAAAACCCCCGAATCGTTAATGATGAACTTAAATCTGAAATCTACCGCATGTTTACCTACGCAGTTGATCTCGAAGATAAAGTTATTGATTTAGCCTATGAAATGGGTGGATCAGAAGGCCTAGTCGCCTCAGAAGTCAAACAATATATCAGATATATCGCTGATCGACGTCTATTACAACTAGGTCTTAAACCTATTTTTAATGTAAAAGATAATCCACTAACCTGGTTAGACTGGATCATTAATGGCGACAGCTTTAAAAATTTCTTTGAAGGCGTTGTCACAGATTACAATGCCGATGGCATGTCAGGTAATGATTGGGGTTGGTCAGAATTACTTTAATAATACGTATCTTCCAAATGAAATTGTTTCGTTTTTAGTTAACGCTTGTTCAAACGCTTTTTTGATTTCATCTAAATTGGTGCCAATCTGATCTTTAATATCGACAGTACCTGATTTAATATCCATGTCCGATGCTAATAAGTTAATACCATTTTCTATCAATGTTCTTAAATCACACCTTTTTAATATTGTTATTCTTTCGTTCACTGTTTGTGTCGAGTCAGCCTCAATTTTTAAAAAATCAACGCTGGTTGATGTATCTAAATACAACCTATTATCTTTTAATTTTAAATATTTTTTTAAATTAAGTTTATTAAATGCGTCTCTTGAACTTTTTGAACTTTTAAGTCCTTCAAAAATTTGCGTCAAAGTCGGTTGCTGTATTATAGTAGTTTTATTACTATCACCACCGCTACCATCTTTACCATCTTTACCATCTTTACCATCTTTACCATCTTTACCACCTTTACCACCTTTACCGCCTTTACCGTCACTTATATTTTTTTTAATAATATTATATGATGGTAATGCATTAAATGACTCTTGTGTAATTTGCTTACCATTTTCATCTAATAAATTATGAAAATTGATTTGTTTAAAAACTGTGTCGATTTGGTTTTTTGCTGTACTGTCGTCAACAATGAAGTTAACAATTTTTCTTTTAATATATTTCATTGGGAAAATAATGGTATAATTTGCTGAAATTTGTTTTGATTGGAATAAAGTATCTAATTGATCTATAATTTGATTTTTCACTCCATCTATGTTCGCGCTGAAAAGCATTTTATATTGATTACGTTGGTCATCATTTAATGGCTCAGCATTTGGTTGTATGTCAATTGTCGTAACTATGTAATGTGGAGGGATTTTTAAATATTTTAGAACATTTTGATATTGTGAATTTGTAAATAAATCATCTATTATTTTTCTATACGATTCCTTATTTGATATAGGCTCTGTTAATTTTATTTTTAAATCTTTAAGTTGACCATTTTTATATTTTTCATAATCATCGTAATAGTTTAAGTTTGGTTTTGTTGGTGTGGGTGTTAATGATAATGTTGGGATTTGGGTGGGTGTTGTTTGGCTCGAATTGTTTGTTTGGTCTGCTGAATTAATATTTAAATATTTATTTACTTGTTCTCTATTATATTCTTGAGGTTCTTCTAATAGTATATTTTTTTTATAGTTTTCTAGTAATTGTATTTTTATTAATTTTCTGAGTAATTGGGTTGAAATAATTTTTTTCATAATTTATCATTAAACCTTTTTTAATAATTATAAATATTAATATATATAAAAAAAATCGGGAAAAAATAAATGATAATATCATATAGGGATTTAGTTGATCTGATTACTGAGGGAGTTAGAAAGCAATTGAATTATAAGAAAGAGTTGATGCAGGAGACTGTGTCGATGTGGATTGATCCTGATACAGATGCGAAGATAGATGATAGGGCTGAGGCTGTGAATATGCCGCCTGGTTCGTTGGCGGCGGTGTATCGTAAGGGGTTAGCGGATTGGATTGAGCATAATCGTTTTGGCAAGGGGAAAGAGCAGCACATGCATGCCTTGGAGGATGTTGAGGCGTTTATACATAATAGAAATGATATTAGGTCGCAGTTTCCAGTGGAGTGGAATCGTGTGAAGAATTTTAGAATAAAGAAGAATCAGAAAGAATATAGACATGAGATGGAGAAGAGGAGAAAAGCTCGTGTGAAAGCACAGAAGAAGTTGGAACAGGAACGGGCGCGTCGTAATGCAAATTAATATTTAATTTTTTGTAGCTTTTATTATTTTAAATTATAATAATTTTATTAGTTTTATTTGATAAGAAAGATTTATTTATGAATTGTATATTTAAAATTTCTCCGACTTTAAAAGTTGTTGAGTTGCGTCAAGATCCGATAATGATAAATATTACGCAGATTGATGAAGAAACGGCAGCTGAATTTCGGGAAGCTATGTCAATGGCACATAATTCTGGGCAGGATGTGATACCAATATTAATTGATAGTTATGGTGGAAATATTCATAGTTTGATATCGATGATAGATACTATTCAAAATTCAAAGTGTAAAGTATCAACAATTGTGACAGGAAAAGCTTTGGGATGTGCTGCTATTTTAGCGATTATGGGAAATAGTGGTTTACGTTTTATTTCAAGGAATTCTTCATTAATGTTGAATAATTTAACAAAAGATTCTTGGGATAAAAAGTCGGAGTTTAAACCTGATAGTCGTGAGCTTGAAAGATTATATAAATTGATTTGTGAATTATTAGATAATAATTGCAATAAAGAAAAAGGTTATTTTGAAAAATTAATAAAAGACAAAGGCGGGTGTGATTGGTATTTAGATGCGGCTGACACATTAGAGTATCAATTAATGGATCATATTGGATCGCCTTGGTTTGAAGTTGATATTCAACCTCAATATTCTTTTAACGGTATTGCATATAAGGAGAATGTACATGAAATTGATTAGAAATATTTCACGTAAGATTAAAGAATTAGAAATGCGTGTAGCGCCTGTGATTATTACAGTTAGAGATTTTGATGAAGAAAATGCTAATACGTTTATTAAAGAAATTGGGTTAGCACATAACACAGGACAACCTATTATTCCTGTAGTAATTGATAGTTATGGTGGTGATGTGTATGCTTTGAATCGTATGATTGACGCAATTAAACATAGTGAATTACCAGTTGCTACAATTGTAGAAGGTAAAGCTATGAGTTGTGGCGCGATTCTGATGACATTTGGTACAAAAGGTTATCGATATTGTAATTCAGATGCGACTGTTATGATGCATGATATTAGTTCTTGGAGTGGTGGTAAAATTGAAGAGATTAGAAGTTCATTTAAAGAAACAGAACGTTTACAATTGAAAATTTTACAAGAGGTTGATAAGAATTGTGGACAAGAGTTAGGATTCTTTGAAAAGTCTATTCATAGTAAAGGTCGTGCAGATTGGTTTATAAATGCTGAAGAATCATTACAATTAGGTATGGCTGATATTATTGGTAATCCTAATTTAATCTTAAATTTTAATGTTAATATAAATTTTAAATTCTAAATTAATGTAATATATAATATATAAAAACATTTAAAGGTGTATTATGTTAATTAAAGAATCAAAGTTAAGAAGTATTATTAGACAAATTGTACTTCAAGAAGCAGGAATGGCACCAGGCTCTATTCCTAGTTCTAGTCCAACGTCAACAGGCATATCAGATTATTCATCATATGATGATAGTGGTATAGGTGAAGAAGAATATGGTTTAGAAAGTGAATATTCAGAACCAGTTGATGAATATTCTAGTGAATACTCTGACGAAAGTTTAGATGAATATCCATCAGAAGAATATGATGAATATGGTTCTTCATATAGTCCTTCTTATGTACCTCCTTCTCCAACTACATTTGGTGAATCAGCTGCTAGAAGAAGACGTAATTTTAGAAGATAAATAATTTTAAAATTGTATTTTAATTTTTTTATATTATATTTCATTTATAAAAATGAAAGGTTTTTTTATTTTGAGTAGTTATGAAAATAAAGTATATTTGTATGATGACAATATTGGTTTTGTAGAATATGTGCAACACATGGGACAAGATTTAACCATTGTGAATGCAGCACGTGCTTCAACTGGTAAAGAATCGACTGAATTTAATGAACGTGACAAGAAGTTATTGGATTTTCTGATTAAATCAGGACATACTTCAACATTGGAACATAATTTATTAACCGTTAGATGTAAGGTACCTTTATTTGTTTCGAAACAACACATGAGGCATAGGACTGCTTCATATAATGAAATTAGTCGTCGATATACTGCTGAACAAATTGAATTCTATTATCCTGATGCATTAAGACCGCAGGATAAAAAAAATCGTCAAGCGACATTAAATGAAGATTATAATCCCGTGTTGGAAACAACAGGTTTAACTGCAGCGGATAGTTTGCAACAACATTCTGAACAATCACTAAAAGTATATCAGGAGATGATTGATAAAGGAATTGGTCGAGAATTAGCACGTATGTATTTACCACAAAATTTATATACGACTTATTGGGCAACAGCTAATTTACATAATTGGATGGGATTTATTGATAAGCGAGACCATATTGATGCTCAGTTAGAAATTAGGGTGCTCGCGCAGGGATTGAGTAAAATTATACAAGATTTATGGCCAAATGCACATGAAGCTTATATGAAGCATAAGTCTTAAAAAATGATTTCATCTATATATTGATGTATCCAGATTGCTGGTACTAAATAAATTTGTCCGTTATAATAATATTCAACTTCGTCATATTCAGTAATATCTTTGGCTGAAATATATTGTAATATTAAACCAAATTTATCTTTATATTTAAAAAGTTTACCATTTATACTATTTTTATCTCTTATTTGTTGTAAAAAGTCTGCCATTTTTTTATTATATTCTATCTTATTAAAAGTATTATCATATTAAATATTTAGGAGTAAACATGCAATTACATGACAATTCAATTTCACATATTGCCAAAATAGTGCAATTGGCAATTTTAACAGGCACAGATATTGTGGATAATTTACGAGCGATTCAGTTTGAAGTAACAGATGATGAAAAACTGTTAATTAATGCTGAATATGTTCGTGTTTTTGAAGAAAATCTTAATAAATTATTACAACAAGCATTAACCCAGGATTTAACATTAGACACACCGGAGTCTTAAAATGAGTGACAGATTATTAGAAATGTTTAAAAAGCGTGAATCATTTATGCATTTGTTAAGGCAAAAATTCCCAAATGCATATCCTGTGGAATGGCCAGTGGATTTATCTAATAAAGATGCGCAGAATAATATTCGGGATATCGCTTTAAAAGGTGTTGAAGAAATGTTTGAAGCATTACAACATTTAAAAAATTGGAAACCTCATCGTGAAACAGAAGTTCCAGAAGTCGATAAAGATGAATTTTTAGAAGAAGTTGTTGATTCTTTTAATTATTTCTTTTCATTGTTGATTTTAGCGGGATTTAACGATGAAGATTTATTTAGAATGTTTGAGAAAAAAGACTCAATAATTCGTGAACGTTTAACAGGAAAATATTAAACGGTATTGGATATTCCTAATTACTTGATATAAGATTTAGGAAGATAATGAAAAGAAAAAGATTAAGTAATTTAATCAAAAATAGAATAACTAGTAAAGATTGTGTTTTTGAAATATGGAGAATTTTAGAAGATGATTTGATTTATTTAATAGGAATGTATTCTGATTTTGATTCTCATTTTGAAATCGGAGATGATTATATAAATTATTATTATTTTAATAATTTGGATATTATCATGCAAAAGCAGATTGACAATTATCAGTTTAATAATAAATTATTAAAAAATTTAGATATACATTTTGAATTTGAAATAACATATAAACGTGACACTGATTATTTAAGTCAGATACATACTAGTTCAGATTTAAATTCTAATGTTTCTGATGATA